TATAATAATGTTCAACATCCTTAATCATTTTAAGAATGTTAGGTTCTATTGCTGATAATATAGAATCTATTAGGTCGTTTGACTTAGATTCGTTTAAAAATTGATCGTAGGTTTTAATTCTATTCATATAGTATATATTAAGATAAAATTAGCTCATTCATGAATTCTTTTCTGTATTTGATTAAAGCTAATTCTTTTGCTTTAACTTCTAGTTCTATATCAATATCCATGTTATAAGTTTCAATTTTTTCATAAATATAATCAGCATGAGCTCTTAGTATAACTGAATCATCTTCGTGTAGTTTTTTTGAAGAAGAATAGTGACATAATTGACGAATGCCGGCTGGCCATGTTTTAGCACATAATTCTAATGCATCTTTTTCAGGCATTGGATCTTCATAACATCTATGGTGGTGGTAATCAAATGTGATTGGAGTGCCACACGATTCGAATATTCTATATAAATCTTCTACGCCATATTGAGAAGGCTTGTCATCATTTTCTAGAACCAATCTTGTTTTAACAGTTTCAGGTAAACTTGGCCATACATTTATAAATCTTTGTATTGCAGATTCTTTATCGCCGTAAGAACCACCAACATGTATATTCATAGCAGAGTTATGATCTCTAGCAAATCCCATTAAATCCATGATTTCACCAGACTTACGCAATTCATTGATAGCACTTACAACAACTTTAGGAGTTGGACTTACTAGCACACAAAATTGACCAGGATGAAACGTTAATCTTTGGCCGTATGATCTTGCTAAAGTACCTGCACCTTTAAGTAGGTTTTTAATAACTGTATAATTTGGCATTTCGCTGAATTCGTATTCACTCATCCAAGGAAACATACTAGAACTCATTCGATACATTGTAATTCCTTGTGAATGATTCCACTTTATAATTTCAATAAGATCTCGAAGGTTAGCTTCAGCTAATTCACTTGCATATTTTATACCTTTGGCAGTAAAGGTACGTTTGATCATACTTCTACCTATTTTAATATCTTTTTCTTTCTGGAGTGTTAAATTAATACAACAATATCCGTAGTCTGCTTTTCCCATGTTTTGATGTTTATTAGTTATATGTAAATATAATACTTTTATATGATATATGAAAATCCTAGGACTATATTTTTGTTATTTATAATCATTATAGATAAGACTGCATAAAAAAAGGGACCGAAGTCCCTGATTGACTGGCAGTCAATCTTATTTCCAAAAAACCTGAATGCATAATATAACGAATGATAATATTATACACAGTAGTGTTTTCGTTGTTATTCCCTCATCCATCATAAAGTAAGTTATCGTGGTAAAAGTAATAATTCCACATGCGAATCCAATAAACCTGCCTGGCCATATAGATCCATCGTAGTATTCTGCAACGTATCTAGTGGCATATATAAAAATATAGCTTATTATTGTCCCACCTGTTATCGATAATATGATTGGATTCCTTTTAAACCAAGGCCATATGAATTGACCGTTAGTTTGAAACCAAATGAGTGCCTGCGCTAACGCGAACAGCGCAACTCCAGTTATTAATCCTCTCATTTAAAATAATTCTCCTGATGTAGTTAGTAGATGAGATATGAAACTATCTCTATGGTGTTCGTTTGGTCCTGTTTCTCTAATTGCAGTTATATGTTGTTTAGTACCGTATCCTTTATTTGAATTCCAGCCGTATGTCATAAACTCTTCTTTTTCACTAAGGCCTTTCATTAAAGAATCTCTTCCAGTTTTAGCAAGAATAGAAGCAGCTGCAATTGATGCGTATTTATTATCACCTCCAATTACTGTTTCAAATGGTATACCTTCGTATCCATGAAACTGATCTCCATCTACTAATATGAAATCGAAATGTTTTTCACTTTTATCTAATCCAACCAAACATCTTCGCATTCCTTCTAGAGTTGCTCTAAGAATATTCATATTTTCTATGTCTTTTACATCGACATGTTCTACATGATACGCTATTGCATTATCTAAAACAATTTCACGAGCTAGTTTCCTTTCTTTTTCGTTAAGAAGTTTTGAGTCTTTAATTAATGGATGTTGAAAACCATGAGGCATAATACAAGCTGCAACAGTAACGGGGCCCGCTAGTGCTCCTCTTCCTGCCTCATCGATTCCAACTTCTGTAATTGTTTTATCTTTATTGAATGATCCTTTAAGTAAAATGTGTTTAGACATATAAGTGTTATTTATATCTTATACACTAATATCTGTAATTGTTTACTTATTCGTTGTCTAATTTCCACTTATCATACCTTTTAACTACATCTATAAGAATTTTAGCTCTTACGATATCTTTTTCAGTAAATGCATGGTGTCCAATTCCTTTAATACCTTTCATTAATTCTGTAAAAGGTTCTATTCCTGCAGCATTCTTAGATATATCATATTGACTTACATCACCTGTTATGATCACTTTAGAAGTCTTTCCCATTCTGGTAACAAATAACATTAACTGTTTAAATGTTGCATTCTGAGCTTCATCAAGTATCATCAGTGAGTCATCATACGTGTCTCCTCTCATAAATGCTAAAGGTCTAAATTGTATTATCTCAGACTGTACTAATTGTTCTGTTAGAATTGGTCCTATTATTTTAATTAAGTTAGAGATATAAGATTGCATATATGGATCTATCTTTTCACCGATATCTCCTGGAAGAAATCCTAACTTTTCTCCAGCCTCTTGAATAGGCTTACATAAAATAATGTTTTTGATTTTGTTATCTGCAAATAATTTTAATGCAGCGTAACAAGCTGTAAATGTTTTTGAAGTTCCAGCAGGACCTGAACAAAAGGTTATATCATTCTCTAATATATTTTGTAGATACGCTTTTTGAGATTGTCTTAATTGAGCTTTTATATCTGCTGGTTTAATAATGACTTTACGTCTGTTAATTCTGTTGTTATCGTTTCCGTTTGTGTTTTCAGAATTCTTCTTCATATAATGTTAGTTGCTATGTTTAATCCCCTGCCATTGTAACAAGTTCTTTCAGTTTCATTAATTTATCACACTTTTCATACTCTTCCAATCCTTCAAAATATTGAACTAATATATCTATAAATTCTCCTCTTTGTCCTATGCCATGGGGAATTTCGATTATATCATTTCCTTCTTTGAAAACGACAAACCTATTCACCGTTTTTGTGAAGTTTCTTGTTATTGTATAATAAGAAGATCTCATTAAAGAGTCTCTGTCTTCTCCTAGAATATCTTTCATTTGATTTATTTATTTTTATACTCTGCCACTATAGTCTTATATATTAACCAGCCTATACAGGTACTGACATAATATGAATTAAAGTATAATGATATTATATTATCAAATGCTATTCTTGATTATTAAATTTTTGTTCTACGTATCTTGCTTTTTGTATTTTTGCACGATTTTGAATGGAAGGTTTTTTATAATCCTTTCTTTCTCTCAAGTCTTTAGATTGACCTGTTCTATTTACTTTATATTTGAATGACTTTAAAGCCTTTTCAATGTTTCCTTTTTCTACTTTTATTATTAACATTCTATTTTGTCAATGATTTTTTTAATATTAGAACATTTTTCATATTCCTCGCATCCTATAAAAAAATTAAGTATATTAGTTAATGCTTCTATCTTTTCAGAAGGTTCAGTACTGCTTTTTATCGCACGATCCTCATCGTTGATAACTGCATTGTAAATCATATTCATCATCGTTTCCTTGGAACCTTCTTTAAGATTCTCAATTCTTTCTGAATTGCTACCTTCGTATGTGTCGTCTAGATCATTCATTTTCTAATTCTTTAATTTTTTGAACGTGTTCTAATTGTTTTTCGTTTAACGTAACGTTTGATGCTCTTAACTTAACCATCATGTTACCATACTTATTAGTATTATATATCGGGAATCCCATGCCAATAATTCTTAAAACTTTGCCATCGAATGAGTTCCTGGGTACTTTTATCTTTACGCTATTGACTTTGGTGGTTACTTCTATGTCTCTTCCGAGTAACATATCATAAAAAGGTAAGTAGCAATCCATCCATATATCTCCATCAGTTACTATCATATCAGGATCTGGCATGATGTTCATTATTAAAATAACATCTCCACGAGGAGCTGATGAATTTACAGGATGTTCTAATCCCTTTCCATTTAATTTTAGTTTTGCTCCTTCAAGTAAACCTTTAGGTATATTAACATTGAATGCACTTCTTCCAGTGTCTATTCTTTTTATTGTTCCAGAAAATACTTCTTGTAATGTTAGTTTAACTCTAATAGTAATATCATTTCCTCTAGCTCTTTGATTAAAAACATCATCGAACATATTTGAAAAGTCTCCATTGTTAGTTCGAAACATATCATAAAAACCAGAATTGCTTCCGATACTATTTTTAATATCGTATTCTTTTTTCTTAGTTGAGTCGTTTAAAGTATCGTAAGCTTCTGATATACTTTTAAATTTATCCTCAGATCCTCCGACATCGGGATGGTGTTTCTTAACAAGGTTTCTATAAGCCTTTTTAATTTCACTCGACGATGCCTCTTTCTTTAGACCAAGAACCTCATAGTAATTCATTACTATTTGTCTTCTTTAGTTGGAGCAGGTCTCTGTTGTTTTGCAGGTTTCTTTGATTTGTTAGCTTCTTTAATTTGATTTCTCTTAAAGTTAACATCTCTCTTCTGAGAATTCTCCATAAGTTGAGCTATTCTCTCTAATGATACTGCGATTCTTTCTACTTGTTCTTCTGTCATGATTTACTATATATCTTATATTGTTACTGGAACAATTCCATTTTCTTTTTAAGCTTTGCACACTTTTCGTATTCCTCTAGTTCCTGAAAGTAAAACATAGTCTCTTCTATAATGTTTAGAATGATATCGGGATCCCGTGTTTTATCCGCGTCGATTCCATGTTTGATTATAGCGTCATAGTTAGCGCGTGCAAGGCGGTCCTTGAGGTTCTCAAGGTGATCGATGTCTTCTTGCGTAGGTTCTTCATTTTCGTAATCCTCATTAAAGTCTTGTTCAAATTCAAAATCGTCCATGTTGTATGTATTTATTAATTATAAGTAAATATAATCATTTTAATTGATATAAAAAAATCCTGGTGAAAAACTTTCATTTATTTTTAAATAATTTCCATGTTTGACATTTTTAACATGACATTCATGGTAGCTTTTACATCTCCTTCGCAATATTTCATAATGTTCTCTATATTACCATTCCAATAGTGTTCAGAAACTTCGTAGTTTTTCATAGCATCTTTTGGTGATGGTATATTAAATAGATTACAAATCAAATCTAATGATGAACTATTATATCCACCGAACTTCCAAATATCATATGTATCTAATAGACAGTTTTCCCATGGTTTCTGTTTTTGAAAGTGAAACATAGTAGGAGGCATTATACCATTTACTAAAGATCTTTTTACAATCCAAGGCATATCAAATTTCTTTATGTTATGTCCTATTAGTTTTACACTAGGATTTTTATTGAATACTGCACGCATAGTTCCGTTAAACTCTTCTAGTATTTCATTTTCATCTTCTCCATAAAAAGATTTAATCTTAGAACCTATTGGCATTCCTATTTCATCAAAAGAAATCTGACCTATAGAAATAGTATTAATCTTTCCGAATTCAGCGTGAATGCTTGCATTCTTTTCATATAGTTCGGCGTCTGTTAAGCCTTCGTGTCCTTCTTCGTATTTTCGAATACTCTCAGCTTTCTTTAACCAAAGATCGTGTAATCCTTCGTTTGCATTCTTTTTTAAATCCGATAAGGTTTTGTATTGTGAGCATGTTTCTATATCAATAAATAACATTCCCTTTAGTTCACTTGAATTATACATGTTTAGTAGTATTTAACGTCGTTGTATGTTAGACCGATATCTCGAATAGATACTGGATATTTTGTAGATGCACCTGGTGTTAGTTCGTTTTCATTAGATAGTATTGTGAAATATTTCTCATTATGATGTTTAGTTAAACTATCGCTGGTTCCTATAATAGAACCTTTAAGAACAGTGCCTGCGAATCTAAAGAAGTATACTCCTCCAATTTTAGGAGACTTTACTGTGATTTTTCTTTGTATCTTTTTCTTTGCCATATACTTATTATACACCGCAATTAGAAAAGGTTTATAAATCGTTCCATGAGGAATGTTCCCTAGCCTCACGTATCCTTGTATAAACCTCATAATTGACATTAATCTCTAAGAATCCTCCAGTAATACTTCCTGGTAAATCTTTAGGATTAATCCAATAATATGGAAGCCTATTAGTTCTTTCGTTGATAAAATCAAATAATGCATCTACTTCCATGTGGTGGACGTAGATTACAATATTCATACAATTCATATTTGGGTATGCCATAGTTTATTTATAATGTCCTCCACCTAACCAAAGAACGAATGATTTTCTAATACCCTTAGTTACGGGTCTAACTGAATGAACAAGGTAGCTTGGAAATAATACAACATTACCTTTTCCTCTAGGTGCAGTTATATTATTATGTAAAGATTCTCCTCCCATCCAGAAACAAAGGTCTCCTCCTTCATATTCGTTTGAATCAGATAGTTGTACTGTTATTGATATTTTCCTAATTGACATATCATCGTTCCCTAGGTCTTGATGCCATTCGTACTTTCCTAGTTCGTCAGCATTATATTCAGTGTACTGTATTAATTCAGGGGCAGATGTTGCATCAAAATTCCATAGTTCATTATTTGCTTCAGTTGCAAATCCTACTAGCTTTTCATATAACCAATCCCACTCCTCTGTTTGAGGAATCCATTTAACATTAGATTTACGGTCAGGTATTTCTCCTGAATCCGTAACGGCTCTAACATACTCTATATTATTAACTCCGGTTTCAATCCACGTTAATTCCTCTGGAGTGAATCCTTTATCAAACCAATAAAACTCCATTGATTTATTTTGATTAGGTTTAAATATATTACTTTTCATCTTCGTTATATGTTACATTAACTTTTCCTTCTTCTTCACCGAATCTTGATTCTGTATGTATCGGATAGTTTGGATTCCCTTCATATGCCCAGTCATGTTGTCCTAACTCTTCAAATCTTAATTTTATCTTTTCGTTATAGTGTTCCGATATAGTTCGGGTTCTTCTTTGAATATCTGCTCTAGATAAATCATGAGTGTTCCTGTGTCCTGCATTACTATATAGAAATTGAATGTAACTTAGTTTAGGTATCTTACACATTAATGTATGCAAGAAGGTTCTAATTATTAATTCATAATCATCAACCACTGTTAAACTTCTGTTATGTCCTCCTATTTCGAAATAAGTAGATCTTCTCCATGCTCTAATGTGGTTAGGCACTCCAACAATATGTCTTATTGTTTTAGGATTGATATTCTGTTGATTAGCAGGTGATAACATCCTACCTTGATATTCCTCATCTCTATAGTTACCATATCCTAGTGCGAATCCAGGTCCGTACTTTTGATTTTCCCATTGTTCGTTTACTTCAGCAGTGTCTCCGTAAAAGAATCCGCATTCAGGGTGTTTCTGCGCTGCCTTGTGTAAATCTTCCGCACATGTTACTGCTAATAAATCATCATGATCTAGTTCTGCAAGAATATATCCTTTAGCCATTACATTAGATCTCCATTTAACTTCTCCAATAACTCCACCTGATTTTTCTCTAAAGTCATACACTCTAACTCTTGGATCGTTTTTCGCAATCTCTTCAGCTATTTTTAGTGTTTTACCTCCATCAGTCGAATCATTCATTAATATCCATTCCCAGTTTCCATAAGATTGTCTAGCAACTGATTCGTATGTGTTCCATAACTTATCTCCTGTATTATAAATAGGAGTCGTAAATGATATTAAATTTTGATCATCCAAATTAGTTGGATCTAACATTGCACTTTCAGAAACATTATAAGCAATATCTCCTATGTTCTCCATGTCTCCGTCATTGTTGATATTTATCCACTTTCTTCTAAATTGAAGAGGTAAACTACAAAGTGTAGGAAATGAATCAGAACTTTCTCCTCTAGTTACTATAGAGTCTGGTTTAAATTCAGAAATAACTTTACTTATATTATTGTCATTTCTAAGATATATTGTTGTTAAATTATCATCTTCATAATCCAATACCTTTGTTGTCTTTAATTCAGGTCTTCCTTCACCGACATACAATACTCTTGGTAGTTTAGGGGTTGACTCCTTTTGTAAGTAATTATAGTGTGAAAGTATTTCATCTATCCAAACGAAGCGACTCGGGTGATCCTTGTAAACTTCATCAATAAAGAATCCGTCTGCTGCATAATCTGCAGTGAATCCATATTCATCAAAAAGATCTCCTCTTAATAATACTTGAGCGATATCTGTTTTCTGATACCCTGTATTTTGTGGAGTTGCTTCCCTATATTTTAATCCTGTAAAATCTTTACCGGCAACATCCTGTCCGACTATAATCATTACTTTATCGGAATTTGCAGGAATTGTTAAATGTTCTTCTATTCTTTGATAAAAATCGAAGTGCATTATATTATCATCATCTAATAAATAAAACCAACCAGATCCTCGGGTAACCATGTCAGATTCGTGTGAGACTATATGTCTTATTAAGTCAGTAGTTTCAGGGTACATCATCCCTCCTTTTTTACCTTTGATAAAATGTATTGTTGTATTTGCTTGATCTAGTTCTGCAAGCAATTCTGCGTCAATATCTTTAAGTGCTCCTGTATCGAACATGATATGCCAGTGAATATCTACGTTTGATGTTTTAGAAGTATCAAAAACTGTAGGTTTGATTTTTAAAAGATTAGATGTACGGGTACATCTTGTTATTACATTAATTTTCATTTGGTATATTTTATTGTTGTATGTCAAAAAAGAACATGTGGAAAAATCGTGAGTTATCTATTGCGTCTCCGAAGTATTCGGTTGCTGCGTGTATTTGTGATGAGTTGAAAATTACGAGTCTATTATATACATTACCAATATCATCTATCTTTTCAAATAGAGTTCCATCGTAAAAGTTCATATCTGCGTTTGTTCCTTTAAATGTATGGAAATATTCATCTCCCATTCTAGATTCCTGTCCTGGAAAAGAATTTATACCTGTTACTTTACTTCGGTACATTGATGTTCCAGTAGGTGCAGGTGCATTTGGTGTTAAGTATACCATTGCGGCATACATTTGAGAATCTACATGATAAACGATAGGCTGATCAGCAGTACAATATTGAAATACACCATTAGCGTATCCTCCATTGTTCCAGTTTGTTATCTTTCTACCTAATATTTCTTCTAACTTTTCTTTAGTTCCATCTAGTATAAATCTAGAATTTGATCTCTGTCCTTTATGATAATCCGATGGAGTGTATTCAAGATTTTGCATCGCATATTCTCTAACAAGATCTGGATCTGCATAGAAATTATCGACGACAATAACATCTTTATCTGTTGGGTTAAACCCTGAGGAAACAGCTGCCCATTTTCCTATAGAAACAAAATCTTCAGGTTCTTCACCATTAAAACTTATTCTTAATTTAGAATTTATTAAATGTTTGGGAATAGATATGTTGAATCCAGTGCAAAAGTCTATAGAGTTTCCATAGTATTTAGAAACATCTAAACGAGGTTCCCATTCTATTTTTAATTTAATATCTTCTATTAATAAATCTATAAAGTTAATTTTTCTATCACTGTTTGTAGAACCTATCCAACCCCTGGCGTTCCATGGATCTGACTCTAGTCCTTCAGATACTTTATCAACATTAAGTAATATATTTTTAATATTAGTAGTATGCATTCTTATGTCTTTAATTGTTATACGATTACTTTGATATTTGTTTATATATTACAAAAAAAAGGATCCCATTTCTGAGATCCTTTAATACTACTATTTATTTGTTAGAAAATTACTTCCTGTTGTGGGTTATTATTCCGTTTGCAATGTAAGTATCATTTTCTTCTACATCTAATTTATACACTTCACGCCATTGATATTCGCCGTCTTCCTTGATATTACTCATTTGTATCTGATATATTTCAACCTTACCAAATCCATCGTTA